AGTGTCGTGAACGAAGAGACGTTGAGAAAAATGATGACATACTGGGACGCAAAGGCGAAGAAAGCGTTTGATACCTACCAGGAGACCGGGGCGGCGCGGTATAACCGGGAGCGCGAGAAGGCAGAGGATCTGGCAGACGCGCTGAGGATCGCCTTCAATGCGGCAGATGACCACTACAAAGCAGTCTGTCTCAAGCATGAGCTGGCGGAAATCGTCAGTCTGGCAGAGCAGTGCGAGATCACCGGAGATGGCAAGCTGAAGGATGAGCTAGTCAAAAAAACGTTGACCTACGGCAGGATGAACGGAATCACAAAGACGTGAGGAGGAAGGGGAATGACTAGAAATGAAATCCTGAGACAAGCTAAAATCTGTGTTTCCGAGGGACGCGTCGAAGATTATGGCGACATCAAGGACAACTTCGGCACGATTGCGAGTCTGTGGGAGGCCTATTTAAAGGCCGCTGGATGTGTCGAGCCTGAGACGGCACTGGCCATCACGGCAGGGGACGTAGCGATCATGATGTGCCTGCTTAAGATCGGACGAGCCGCCACAGGTCTTTATCCCATTGTCAGCAATTTTGTCGATTTGGCTGGTTATGCCGCTTGCGCCGGTGAGCTGTTGACAGGGGCCGATGATGAGGATGATCCAGAATGACCCCACGTCATTGCCCCGCCTGTGGTGCCACTCTGACCCTGGAGATCATTGACGGCTGGGCTATGGCCATCTGTACCAAGTGCAGCTACCGGCGGCCCAGGGAGGACGCGCTGAGGGACGTGGAGGAACTGGAAGGAGGCTAAAAAAAGTATGAGTGCGCAGAAAGAACGGAAGGAACTTGCTAGGATGCTCCGCCGTCTAGCGATTGAAAAGCGGCCCTTCGCGTGCATGGGCTGTGGGCTGGAGCGCGGATGCAGCACACGGGGCTGCGCGGTAATGCGCCGGGCGGCGGAAATTCTAGGCGATATGGAGGAGACTAAATGAACTATATCTTAAAATGCAACGAAACCCAGCTGCGCGTAATCAACATCGCGCTGGAGGAATATTTCCGTCTGCGCCTGGGCCAGATGGGCGACTTGGCGGAAGATCTGGCGATGCTCCAATACCAGAAGCTAAGCGCAGAGGAGCGGCACGAACGCTTTGATGAGATTCTCCAGATCCGGGATCATGCCAAGATCTGTCTGGATGCAGCCTACCGGGTGGCGGTGGACGACAGGCACGCTTTTGTACTGCCCGCCATCGGCAAAACGCCCTACGGCCTCATCTGCGAGGACATCTGGCAGGTGATCCGGCATCAGCTTTGGCTGGACGAAGACGGCCCGACGAAAATGCCTTGGAGCACGGCGGGGCGGGAGCCATTGCTGATGAGCGATGAGCCGCTGCCTCAGGTGTGGCGAGAGGATGGGGACTCAGCCACCAAGTAAACAAAAGAACGCATGGGAGGGAATGGGAGAAGATGAACCTTACATACAATCGCGCAATTACCCTGTCAGTGGCAGGCAGTCGGAAGTCCACGTCATGGCAGCCCTGGGCGACCACAGTGCAGGGGCTCTACGAAAAACTGGAACATCCGGTGAGAAGCACAGAGACCCAGCAAGAGTACATGGCCTTACGAAAGCCCCAGCGGGACGAACTGAAAGACGTAGGCGGCTTTGTGGGCGGCACCCTAAACGGCGGGCGGAGAAAGTCGGATGCGGTATCCGGCAGGGATGTAGTGACCCTGGATTTTGATACGATCCCGCCCTACGGCACAGCGGGGGTGCTGGCCACGGTGGCGGATCTGGGGTGCAGCTATGTGGTGTACTCCACCCGGAAGCATATGCCCACGGCCCCCAGGCTGCGGATCCTGTTTCCTCTGGATCGGACGGTGTCCGCAGACGAGTATGAGCCCATCGCCCGGCGTTTGGCGGCCCAGATCGGCATCCAGATGGCAGACGCTACCACCTTCGAGGCCCACCGGCTCATGTACTGGCCATCATGTTGTCAGGATGGCCAGTACATCAATCAGTATGCTGATGCTCCGCTGCTCTCTGCGGACGGAGTGCTGGAAAGCTACACCGACTGGCGGGACTGCACCAGCTGGCCCCAGGTTCCCGGCGTGGCACCGTATCAGCGGCAGGCGGTGAAGCAGGGAGACCCGGAGTCCAAGCCCGGTGTGGTTGGGGCCTTTAACCGGGTCTATCCCACGGTGCTGGACGCGATGGAACACTTTTTACCCGGGATCTATGAGCCTTGTGACACGGATCCCAACCGATATACCTACTGCGGCGGCTCCACCACCGGCGGCGTAGTGATCTATGACGGCGGGAAATTCCTCTTCTCTCACCACGCCACCGACCCGTGCAGCGGTAAACTGGTAAACTCATTTGACCTGGTGCGGCTCCACAAATTTGGAGACAAGGACGACGATGCCGCGCCAAATACCCCCAACAACCGGTTGCCCTCTTTCCTGGCCATGTGTGAGTTGGCGGTGGGTGATCCGGCAGTGGCTGGGCTCATCACCAGGGAGCGACAGGAGCGGATGAGAGCGGACTTGGAGGGCCTAGGGGTAGACCCGGAGGACGAAGATCCCAACTGGCTGGAGAATGCCGGGGTGAAGCTAAACCCCAAAACGGGCTTGCCACTGCCCACCATGGACAACTTGATGAAGCTGTTTCGCGGCGACCCGGCTCTGAAAGGGAAGGTGGCCTGGAACGAGTTTGCCGCCGGTCTGGATGTTCTGGGGCCGTTGCCCTGGAACCAGAGCCCTGGGCGGAGGCGGTGGACGGATACAGACCAGAACGGGTTATATGTCTACCTAGAGACGGTGTATGACATCACCAAGCGGGTGAACATCGACAGTGCTCTGGATGTTTACACGTCGGAACACTCGTTCAATCCGCTGAAAGATTATTTAGGCAGCCTGGAGTGGGACGGGGTGCCCCGGGTGGACAGGCTGTTTGTGGACTACCTGGGGGCGGAGGACGATGCCTATACCCGTTGCGTCACCCGGAAGATCCTGGTGGCGGCAGTGGCCCGGGCACTAAACCCCGGATGTAAGTTTGACAATATGCTGGTGCTTTGCGGCACCCAGGGCCTGGGCAAAAGTTCCATTCTGGATCGGCTGGCCCAGGGGTGGTTTAATGACTCCATCCTCACCTTCGAGGGCAAAGAAGCGGCGGAACTGATCCAGGGCGTTTGGATCGTGGAGATCGCGGAACTGAACGCCATGAAGCGTTCGGACGTGTCCCGGGTCAAGCAGTTTTTGAGCCTCCGTTCGGATCGTTTTCGCCCGGCCTATGGCCGGAACGTCAAGGAGGTGCCCCGCTCCTGTGTATTCTTTGGCACGGTAAACGATCGGGATTTCCTGGACGACCTGACGGGAAACCGGCGATTCTGGCCTGTGGATGTGAATGTGCATCCGCCCCGGAAAAAGGTGTGGGTGGACCTGACAGATGAGGAAGTGGCCCAGGTTTGGGCAGAGGCAAAGGTGAGATGGCAGATCGGTGAGCGGCTCTATCTGACCCCGGAGGAAGAGCAGGAGGCCGTGCGGCGGCAGGAGGCCCACCGGGAGGCATCGCCTATGGAGGGCCTGATCTTGGACTTTATCGAGAGAAAGGTTCCTGCGGATTGGGACGAATGGCCCCTGGATCGGCGGCGGGATTTCTGGGCCGGACTGGTGCATGGCGAGGAGAGCCAGCTGGTGGAGCGCACAAAGATCTGTGCTATGGAGATTTGGCTGGAACTCTACGGAGGCGACCGGCGATACACATCTTGCAATCCGGAATACAAAAAGATCAAGCCCATGCTGCGGAAGCTGCTGCTGAATCACGGGTGGGCGGAGGTGTCCATGCGTGTGTATAACTCCGTTTACGGGTCTCAAAGGGCATTCGTCAGGCCGGAAGATGCGCCTGACCACAAGGCCACAAGGAACGTCTAAACTTTTTGTAAACAGGCAGATTAGACCCGACGGGCGCACAACTACAACGCCACAGGAGATAGCGAAACTTTCAGAAAACAGGCGGATTAGGCCAGATAATTTCGCCACAAGCTTTGCCACAGCTAACAATAAAGTTACTATGCTTGTGGAAGAGAGAATGCGGGCCTTGCTACAAGCGTAGTAACTATTTGGTTAGCTGTGGCGGGGGCTTGTTACGCCTG